AGATATTTGCTAAACATTATATTTTGGTTGATTATTGGAGTCAATTTGTTACGGATCATCCAAAACCAAATATGGAATGGTTAAATAAAGCTTTAGAATATTGGAACACAGTATTGAAACCTTGTGGTGATGATTGGACCATTCGTTTATCTATAGGAGTTATCCAACACTTTTATAAATATTGTGCTATAAATGGTATAGAAATTAATGGAAAATTACCAGAACAAAAAGCATTTCAAAATAATATGAACGGAAAGCTTATTGAATTTTATATAATCGATGAAGAAGAAACTGAATTATTTTTTAAATATTTAAGTGCTTACGATAGAACACCAGACTAAAAGGAGATAAAATGTATTACGCAAGATTAATAGACGGTATACCAGTTCGTTGTAATTTTTCAGATGTAGTTCCTGTAGGAGCTCTACCCGAAAATCCTACTGAAGAACAATTATCAACTTATGGAATAATTATTGTGAATGACGCATTGACATTACCAGAACATGATCCAGACACTCACGGATTATCTGAAATTACTCCAACACAACAAGATGGTAAATGGTATGCAACATATGAAGTTATTGAGAAAGCTCCAGTAGAAACACCACCAACACCACAACCTTAATATTATAGGATTATATTATGCAAAAGATTTTGATTATGGGATTGCCAGGTTCCGGTAAAACATACATGGCAGAAGCATTGAAAAAGTATCTTGAAGAACACGGTGACATAAGTTATAACCGTGCATTAAACGAACACATTGGTAACTTTAAGTGTGAAGTTAATTGGTTTAACGCTGATGAAGTTCGTAAGAAATATAATGATTGGGATTTTTCAGATGCTGGTCGTATTCGCCAATCTTTAAGAATGGCTCAATTTGCTTTGGAATCTGGCGGTGATTATGTTATTTGTGATTTCGTGGCACCTTTGGTTGAAATGAGAAATAACTTTAAAGCAGATTGGACCATCTGGATGGATACAATCGATAAAGGTCGTTTTGAAGATACCAATAAAGCATTTATTGCCCCAGAGGTCTATGATTTCCGTATAACAGAACAGAACGCTGAAAAGTGGGCTGAGTTTATCGGAAATCACATTATTGAAAATCGTAGACGTCCTACTTTTGACTGGCAAAAAGAAACAGTACAGATGCTGGGACGCTGGCAACCTTGGCATGAAGGTCATAGAGCCTTATTTGAAAGGTCTATTGCCAAAACAGGCCAAGTGGTTATTCAGATTCGTGATTGCCAAGGATGGCAAGGATCCAATCCTTTTGCGATTGAACAGGTTAAGTCATATATTAAACGAGATTTGGATCCTTTATTTCAAGGTCAATATGAAATCCAAGTGGTACCCAATATTGTGAATATTACCTATGGTCGTGATGTAGGTTATAAGATTGAACAAGAAACATTTGATGATAAAATACATTCAATTTCAGCCACCAAAATTCGTAAGGAATTAGGAATTGAATGATTCTCCATTAAGAAGTTTAACTAAAGCTATTAGTTGGAGAATAACAGGAACCATAGATACCTTTCTGGTATCTTGGTTTATTACTGGTCAACCACTTTTGGCTAGTGGTATTGCTTTTACTGAAATTATGACTAAAGTGTTTTTATTCTGGTTCCACGAAAGAGTTTGGAATAAGATTGGATGGGGCAAGGTATAAATACTCCATCATAGGAGGTTATTATGCCGTCTGTAACAAGTAGACAAGCACTTAAAGATTATTGTTTAAGAAGATTAGGTTTTCCAGTCATAGAAATCAACGTTGATGATGACCAATTGGAAGACCGAATTGATGACGCCATCCAATATTGGCAGGATTACCATTTTGATGGTCTCCAAAAAATCTATTACATCAAAAGATTAGATGCAACAGATATCAATAACAAATATATTGATTTAACCAATGTTGTAGATTCAGCCAATGTTCCTTTGGATATTGTTGGTATTACTCGTATATTCCCACTTCAAGATTCTCAGGCCACCATTAATATGTTTGACCTTAGATATCAACTTCGTCTTAATGAACTTTATGACTTTACTTCCGCATCTTATGTAAACTATACTTTAACACAACAACATCTTCGTTCATTAGAAATGATGTTTACTGGAGAAGTTCCTATTCGTTTTAATCGTCATATGAAAAAATTATTCATTGATTGGGCATGGGGTGCTTCTGAAGCTCCTGAAGGTACAGTTGTTGTTGCTGAAGCATATGCTTGTATTGATGCTACAGAATACAATCGAGTATGGAATGACCGCTGGATTAAAGAATATACTACGGCATTATTCAAAAGAAGTTGGGCAAACAATCTTAAAAAATTCTCAGGCCTACAATTACCAGGTGGTGTTACATTAAATGGTGATAAGATTTATGAAGAAGCGGTACAAGAAATAAAAGATTTGGAAGACCAAATGGAAACTCAATACGGTGCGCCGCTTCAATGGTACATGAACTAACATGGCAACAAGTGTATACTTTAATAACTATAACTCTAATGCTGAACAAAGAGTAGTTGAAGATTTAATTGTAGAGTCCATGAAAATTATGGGTTTTGATGCTTTTTATCTTCCTAATGATAATGAACAAGCTCGTGATTTGTTATATGGTGAAGATCCAGTTAAAAAGTTTCAATCAGCATTTCCTTTGGAAATGTATCTTTCTTCTGACCCATTAGACTATCAAGGTCAACAAGAGTTCTTCTCTAAATTTGGTTTAGAAATTAAAGACGTTGTTAAAGTGATGGTATCAAGACGTTCTTTCCAACAAAGAGTTCCACAAAACACATTCAATAGACCAAGAGAAGGTGATTTGGTTTATGTACCTTTTCTAAATGGTACTGGTGAGTTATATGAAATTACTTTTACAGAACAATCAAAAGATTTTCATATGCTTGGAAGAAAGCAACCATATTTTTATGAATTGCGTTTAGAGAAATTTAAATACTCACAAGAAATTATTGATACTGGTAATGATGATATTGACCACGTGGTTAATGATTCTGCTTACATGATTAAACTCAACACCAATGTTGGTAATGGTGGCAATTATACCATACATGAAATTTGTTATCAGTCAGCCGATTCTACACAAGCCAATGCTACGGCAGTTGCTGTTGTACAAGTATGGAGTGCTGCAAACAATGAATTGACAGTAAGTAATATTTCTGGTGAATTTATTAGTGGTAATGTAATTGTTGGTGCTACAAGTAATGCAAGACACACACTAATTAATTATGACCCATTATTAGATAATTCTTTCAATGAAACTTATAGTAATAAACTTCTACAAACAGAAGGCAATTCAATTATTGACTTCTCTGAAGAAAATCCATTTGGTACATTATAATGTCAACACCAACATACAATAGAATCATTCGTAAACTTGTTGTAGGATTTGGTAATCTTTTTAAAGATATTACCCTAGTTCGTTACAATCCAGATTTAACTGAAGCTGAAAGAGTTTTGGTTCCTATTGTATACGCAACAAAAGAATTCTATGTAAGACGTTTAGAAGATGATCCAGATTTAAGTAAAAAGATTCAAACTGCTTTACCAAGAATGTCTTTTGAAATGTCTGGCCTTACCTATGATGCTTCAAGAAAACAAAATACCAATTTTAAACAGTTTGCCAAAACTACATCTGGTGTAGTATCACAATACAATCCGGTACCATACAATTTTGATTTTAATCTTTACATCTATGTCCGTAATGTGGAAGATGGTACACAATTAATTGAACATATTATTCCTTATTTTACTCCAGATTATACCATTAAATTAAATTTGATTCCTGAAATGGGAATTACAAAAGAGATTCCAATCATTTTAAATTCATCAACTTCAGATATCATGTATGAAGGTGATAAAGAATCTGAAACTAGAATGATTATTTGGACATTAAACTTTACAGTTAAAGGATTTATATTTGGTAAAATTAGTGAAGCTGGTTTAATTAAAACATCCATTACAAATATATTAAATCAAATTTCTTCTACTGATACTGTTGTATTTAATATGGCAGAAACGGGTACAGGAACTTATCAAACTGGAGAAACTGTATATCAAGGATATTCTCTTGCTACAGCAACTGCATCAGCCAAAGTTGTTGTGTGGTCTAACAATCTTTTACATTTGACAAATATCAATGGAAACTTTATTTCTTCTATTCCTGTTTGGGGTACTATTTCTAATGCTAATTACAATTTTACTGGATATAATTTAACGTCACAACAACCTGTAAACTTGACAGAAATTATAGTTACACCTAATCCAGAAACAGCTAACGCCAACGGTCCTTATACATATACCACCACAATTACGGAGTTTCCTAACATATCATGAACAATTTTGAAAAATCTATGGCAGAAGTATTTGATGTAACACCTAAAGTTGTTGAAGAAAATAAAAAAGAAA